CGAAGTCACACAGCTTAAACATTTAAACCTCGCTAACGTGCGGGGTTTTTCTTTGAGAAATCATTTCCCAGTGTTAATAATTGTTGCTCCACATACAGATTGGAGCTGTGTAGAAAATGATTTTTTTCGAAGATATCAGCAAGCAAAAGAGAAAATTAGACACTCAGATAGCAGAGCGTGAATCTCAGCTGAGGTCGGATGTTGTTATGCTATGGAATACAATAAAAAATTCTTTAAATATTCCCGATGTTTTGCCAATAGACGTTAATGGTAAAAAATTACCTTACGTCTACGTCGGTATGGTTAATGATAGTGGGCTCATGCAGATGATCACTCCCAGTCAACTCAAAATGGATAGGAATTATTCTTTAGATTTTTATTTCTGCTTCCTTACTGATGAGAATGTGACAAGTGGTAGCTATTGTTATGTGCCAATCCAAATGTGGTACGACGATGGTACTCTTTATATCGACTCAGGTAAAAACCCTCAGCAAGTGGCATTAAGATCTGACAAAACCCCACATGAGGTACATGCAGCTGCAGAAGTAATTAAGCAGAGTTGTATTGATCAACTGACGGACGTCAGGCTGTTCTGAGAAAGTTTAACTCTCATTAAGGCTACCTTAGGGTGGCCTTTTTAATGCAAAAAACCCGCGCAATGGCGGATTCTTCTTCGGTTACCACCCAGCGGCGAGGCGGTGCTTTTTCTCTCGACAGGAATCAGCTTACCCGGACTTGTCCCGCTCAACATTTAGACAATTCCTATTCTGGACAAGTCCCCTTCCGGGGGTGGAATGTGAAAAAAATGCCTTATAAATCCGATCCGGGCCTTATCGCTGCTCTGATTGCCCTGGGCATGACGGTACTCGGCTCGGTTGCAGCATATGCCTACAAAGTTTTAAGTGGCGATCAGTTCAGCTGGCGGACTCTCTGCCTTCAGATGATCGTCTCCGTCTTCGCTGGTTTTCTGATGATGCTACTCGCCATCTACTGGAACTGGCCACAGGAAGTAACCGGCGCTATTTGCGGTATGGCGGGCTGGTCTGGCTCATCTCTTATCAAAACCCTTGAAAAACGTTTCCTGCAGAAAGCCGCAGGCGATATGGGAGTGTCCGAATGATGACCCGTGACCAGTTCAAAAAGGCTGCTGCCATCTCTGATGCGCTGGCCGATAAGTGGTATCCGCACATCAGCGCCGCCATGAAAGAGTTCGGTATCGATACGCCAAAGCGCCAGGCTTATTTCATTGCGCAAATCGGCACTGAGTCGGGCGGATTCACTTCGGTGAAAGAGAGCCTGAATTACTCCGTTGCCGGACTGGCGATTTTTGGCAGCCGACTGACCACCGCACAACGCGAACAGCTTGGCCGGAAAGCGGGTGAAAGCGCACTGTCTCAGACCCGCCAGGCTGCTATTGCCAATCTCGTTTACGGTGGCCGCTATGGCAACAACCTGAACGGCGATGGCTGGAAATATCGCGGTCGCGGCCTGAAGCAAATCACCTTTCACGATAATTACGCAGACTGCGGCAAGGCATTAGGTCTGCCATTACTGACTAATCCTGATCTGCTTCTGGAAGATGCCAATGCCGCCCGTTCCGCTGGCTGGTTCTGGCAGGCCAATAACTGCAACCGCTTTGCCGATGCAGAAGATATCAGGGAACTGACCCGCCGCATAAACGGGGGATTTAACGGACTTCCTGACCGTATCGCCCGCACCCAAGTGGCGGAAGGAGTTCTGACATGATGCGACGGGCGAGAATTAAACGGTATCGCCGCTTTATCCCGGTGATATTCGCAACCATCATCATTGGGTTCGTTGGAAAGCTCTGGTACGACAATATCAACCTGAGTGAAAGAAACTCCCGGCTTCGTGAACAGTTCATTCTGGCTAACGAACGCAACATGAAATTCGCTGACCAGATGGCACCGTTCACGCGACAACTGACCAATCTTGCAAAAACCCTTGAAGAAGAGTCTCGCCGCCGGTCAACAGCTGAGTCGCGGGCCAACTCGCTACAGAAGGAAAACGAATTCCTTCGCTCAAGTAAGCAGTGCTCAATATCAATCGATCCCGGCGCAGCTTCTAAAGGAAGCGAAGATCCAAAGGCGGTTATTATCCAGACTGCACCGGTGGAGAAAGACGATGGCATGGATAGCGAGTAACTGGAAGGTAATTGCGGCGTCCGTGCTGATCCTGCTTTGTACCGGAATGGCAAAGACGGCCAGCTATTATCACGGCCAGTATTTGACAGCAGAAAGCCTGGCAGAAGAGCGGCAGGAAACCATCACCGATATGCAGCGCCGCCAGACAGGCGTTGCTGCCCTCGATGCCAAATACACAAAGGAGCTTGCTGATGCCAAAGCAACTATTGATCAGCTTCATCATGATGTTGCTACTGGCAAGCGTCGGTTGCAGCTCAACGCAACCTGTCCGGACAATGCCGCCGCCACCTCCGGCATGGATGATGCAGCCAGCGCCCGACTTACG